TTAGCCATAAAAATGCTAAAATTGCTGTACTATATATGATTGCATATCTTTATGAACACAGAGAAGAGGCTGACCACGCAGAGCTTAATTTAACACTTAGAGCTCTATTATTTGGTATAAGAAAGGCTGAGTTTTAATGAAGATAGTTGACCTTAATAAAAAAATAAAGATACAAAATAAGAAGCTTGAAATAGACAAGATTGGAAACCATAAATCTATTTGGAGTGACTATATTATAACTAATGCATATATATCCTTTCAAGGAAAAGGAGAGGCAGTATTTTTAGGCATGGAGCAGGACAGCTCTGATATATCTTTTACAATTAGATATCAGCAAAAATTAAAATCAATAAACTCTAGTGAATATAGAATTAGCTTTGATGAAAATATATACAATATACTATCAGTAGATTTTATGAATTATAAAAATAAGCTGATTAAACTAAGATGCAAGAAGGTGTCGAGATGAATGTGAAGATAGATAATCTAGCTAGTGAAATAATGAAAGGCTTAGAAGATTATTCTAAGATGGCTAGCGATGAACTGAAGAGTGAGGTTAAGAAAGCAGCTAAAAATATCAAGCAAGATATAAAGGATACAGCTCCAGTTGGAAGGACTGGTAGATATGCAAAGTCATGGACTGTAAAAAATAATAGAGAGACTTCTAATTCAATCGAGCTTATAGTTCACTCAAGAGATAGATATCAGCTTGCACACTTACTTGAAAAAGGTCATGTACTTAGACAGGGTGGTAGAGTAAAGGCAAAGCCTCATATAGCACCAGCAGAAGAAAAAGGAGTCAGAGAATTGGAAGAAAATCTTATAAGGAAGTTAAAGAATGGATAGACTAATAAAAATTTTAGAAGAGATAGGACTTCCTTTTGCTTATTCGCATTTTGCTGAAGGAGAGAGTCCAGACCCACCTTTTATGGTATATCTGTTTCCAAAAAATAAACACTTTGGAGCAGATGGGCTTGTTTATTATAAAAATACAGAAGTGAATCTTGAGGTCTATACAGATAAAAAAGATTTGCAATTAGAAGAAAAAATAGAAGAAATACTTGATAGAGAAAAGATATACTATGAAAAATCAGAAGTATGGATTGAGTCTGAAAGGCTATATGAAGTTCTCTACGAGTTTACTTTAAAGATAAATTATAAGGAGGAATATAATGGCTAATAAAGTTAAATTTAACATATGTAATGTTCACTATGCTCTTTTTGATAAAACAGAGGATGGTACGATTAAATATAAAGAACCAGTGCCAATGCCTGGTGCCGTATCCATTTCATTAGAGCCTAATGGAGAACCAGAAAGCTTTTATGCTGATGGGATAGAATATTACACAATTTCTAATAACATGGGTTATGATGGTGACCTAGAAATAGCACTAATTCCAGAGTCGTTTAGAACAGATGTTTTAATGGAAAAAGTAGATACAAATAAAGTTCTTATTGAATCATCAAATTCAGAGACAGCAAACTTTGCTCTTCTTTTTGAGTTTGATGGAGATCAAAAGAAAATCCGTCACATAATGTATAACTGTTCTGCTGCAAGACCAAAACTTGAAGGAGAGACAAATGAGGAGTCGAGAGAAGTTCAACCAGAAACTTTGTCGATTCAGGCAAGACCTCTTCCAAATGGAAATGTAAAAGCTAGAACAGGAGATTCAACAACTAAGGAGACTTACGAAGGATGGTATAAGTCAGTTTACATGCCCACAGAAACTGCAGTAACTCCTACAAAAGCAAGTGTAGGAGGAAAATAATAATGGCATTAACAAAAACAATAGAGATTGACGGCAAAGATGTTGTCTTTCGTGCATCAGCAGCAATCCCTAGAATATATAGAATAAAATTTGGTAGAGATATTTTTAAAGACCTAATAGAGCTAGAAAGGTCAATAAAAAAGAATGATAAAAATGAATCTAATCTTGATATAGGTTCGTTAGAATTGTTTGAAAATATAGCCTATGTAATGGCTAAGCATGGAGATAAATCTGTTCCAGATAGCACAGAAGAATGGTTAGATAATTTCTCAACATTTTCTATATATCAAATACTGCCTCAGCTAATAGAGCTATGGGGACTTAATATAAAGATGGAGGAAAAATCTAAAAAAAAGTAAGACCGACAGAAAGACCAATGTCTACACCCTTATTTTTACTAAGGGCAGTGGAACTTGGTCTTTCTGTTTCTGACTTAGATTTATTAACTATTGGACTTGTAAACGATATGTTTATAGAAAAAAGCAATGACGATTACAAGTATAAAGATGTAGCAACACAAGACGATTTTGATAAATTTTAATGAATAAACTATTTAAGCATCGTTAAGTGAAGGATGCTTTTTTATATAATTTTAAGGAGGTGAGATATTGGCAAATAGAGTAAAAGGGATTACTGTTGAAATTGGAGGGGATACCACCAAGCTTCAAGAGGCACTAAAGGCAGTAAACACTGAGATAAAACATACCCAGTCTGAACTCCGTGATGTAAATAAACTTCTTAAACTTGATCCTGGCAATACTGAGCTTATCTCACAAAAGCATAAACTTCTAGGACAAACATTAGAAGAAACAAAAAACAAGCTTAATTCACTAAAAGAGGCACAGAAACAAGCAGAACAGGCTCTGGCTGAAGGCAAAATCTCACAAGAGCAATACGATGCCTTAAAAAGGGAGATCATAGAAACAGAACAAGCACTTAAATCTCTTGAAAAGCAAGGTGCAACAACTAATCAAACATTACAAAATGTAGCTATTGCAGGAGAAAAATGGCAAAATACTGGACAGAATATAGAAAATGTTGGCAAAAAGATAATGCCAGTATCTCTCGCTGTAGCTGGACTTGGTGCAGTAGCTGTAAAAACAGCAGCAGACTTTGATTCTGGTATGTCAAAGGTAAAGGCTGTCTCTGGAGCAACTGGCTCTGATTTTGACGCTCTTTGTAAAAAAGCAAGAGAAATGGGTGCGAAGACAATGTTTTCAGCTAGCGAAGCTGCAGATGCTATGAACTATATGGCAATGGCTGGATGGAAAACTAAGCAAATGATAGATGGTATTGATGGTGTTATGAACCTTGCTGCAGCCAGTGGCGAGGATCTAGCTACTACCTCAGATATAGTCACCGATGCTCTTACTGCTTTTGGATTAAAAGCAGAAGATTCATCTCATTTTGCTGACGTCCTTGCAGCTGCATCTTCTAATGCAAATACAAATGTTTCTATGATGGGTGAAACATTTAAGTACGCTGCACCAATCGCTGGAGCTTTAGGATACTCTGTAGAAGACATGGCTGTAGCTATAGGTTTGATGGCAAACTCTGGTGTTAAAGGCTCGCAGGCAGGTACTGCTCTAAGATCTGCATTGACAAGACTAGCATCACCAACTAAAGAAGTTTCAAATGGTATGGCGATGCTTGGTTTAACAGTGGAAGATATTCAAGGACTATCACTTGACGAAACATTAATGACATTTAGAAATGCTTTTGCTAGCTTAGACGGAACTCAACAAGCACAGGCTGCCTCATTGATATTTGGAAAAAATGCTATGTCTGGTATGCTTGCAATAATTAACGCTAGCGAGCAAGATTACAATAATTTAAGTGATGCCATATATAACGCTGATGGATCAGCTGAGAAGATGGCAAACACTATGCAGGATAACTTAGGTGGACAGCTAAAGATATTAAAATCAGCTTTAGAGGAATTAGCTATATCTTTTGGAGAACTGTTGATGCCTGCCGTTAGAGGCTTAGTAGATTTTTTAACTAAGCTTGTAAATGGAATAAATGCACTACCAGAGCCTGTTAAAGGTATTATTGCAACTATAGGAGTTTTAATAGCAGCTATTGGTCCTATTCTTGTTATAGTAGGCAAACTTGTATGGTCAATTGGTACGATTATGACACAAGGTCCACTAGTAGTTGGAGCCTTTGCAAAAGTAGCTGGCTTTGTAACAGGAACTATTATCCCTGCTATAACAGCTGTCGTATCAGCAATAGGTATAGTACCTATTGTAATAGGTGCTGTAATTGCTGTTTTGGTTCTTTTATGGAATAAGTGTGAATGGTTTAGAAATGGTGTTATCGCAGTTTGGGAAGCAATAAAGGAAGCGACTATAACAGTATGGAATGCAATAAAAGATTTCTTTTCTGAACTTTGGAATTCAATATCTACAATATTTACTGATACGTGGGATGCAATAAAGAATACAACGACTACTGTTTTTAATAGCATTAGTGAATTTTTCAAAACAGTGTGGGAAAATATTAAGAACTTTGTAGTAACAAGTATTGAAAACATTAAAACAAGCATAGAAACAGTGTGGAATGCAATTAGCACATTTTTTACTACGATACTTACAACGATATCAACTTTTATAAGTACAACATGGAATAACATAAAAACAGCAGTTGTTAACACTGTAAATGCATTGAAAACAACAATTGAATCTATATGGAATGCGATAAAGAACACTATATCAATAGTTATTAATGCAATTAAAACATTTGTTATTAATACCTGGAATAATATAAAGAATAGTGTTACTTCAGTTATAAATGGAATAAAATCAACTGTATCTAATGTATTCAATGCGATGTTTTCAACAATTTCAAATACAATGTCAAACATTGTTAATACAATAAAAACTGGATTTAATAATGCAGTATCATTTATTCAAAACCTTATATCTAGTGCATATAACTGGGGAGCTGATTTAATTAACGGAATTATTAATGGTATAAAAAGTGCTATAGGTGGAATCGCATCTGCTGTTTCTAATGTAGCATCTACAATAAAATCCTTTCTACACTTCTCAGTACCAGATGTAGGTCCATTAACAGATTATGAAACATGGATGCCAGACTTTATGAAAGGTTTAGCAAGAGGAATAGAGAAGAGTAGAAGTTTAGTCCAATCATCAATGAAGAATGTGGCAAGCGATATGGTTTTAAATCCAAGTCTAGCTACGGTTGGAGCAAGTGGAACTCAAGCTAGCTCAGTTGATATAGGAGGACAAATCAAAGCTGCACTATCAAATATTGACTTAAAAGCTGAACAATCTGGCGACATAGTTATACCTGTTTACTTAGGAGGAACACTCCTAGATGAGGTTATTGTTAATGCATCTCAAAGAAGAAATTTAAGAAGTGGAGGTAGGTAAATGAAGCATCAATCATATTTAATAATTGAAGGAGTAGACCTGCCTCTACCTAATTCTTATTCTATTGATTTTAGAGATATAGAGGCAGACACAGGAGGAGAAACAGAAGCAGGTACTATTCAAAGAGATATTATCAGAAGTAAAGTAGCTAGCATATCTGTTGACTTCTCATGTAGTCCCAAGCTAGTGAAAGTATTGAGTAAATTTGCTAAGAAATCTAAGTTAAAAGTTAAATACTTAGACACAGAAGATTTATCATTAAAAGATGCAGAGATGTACATTGATGGTTTTAAAACAAAGCTAGTGAAAGATACTTCATATAAAGGGCTTTGGAATGTATCGTTTTCTTTGGAGGAATATTAATGTATTCTACAAGTGCAGATTTCAAAACAGAAATAAAGAAAAATTCTCGTAGCTTTTATTGGACTGGCAATATCATTTTAAAAGATAAAAAAGTAATCCCTTTTACAAATAGCGACATATTAAAAGGATCTGGATATATTCATAGATCGTGCTCAGGCTCATCAGAGCTTGAGATAGGAACAGTTTATGCTGCAGAGTTTGGCATCAGTTTATTTTCAAATATCGACAGATACAGCCTTGAAGATTCTAAGCTTGAGCTTTTTTATCATCAAGTCTTATCTGATGGAAAAGTTGAAACGATACCTATGGGAATATTTGATGTAACAGAAGCGAATAGGTCTAAGAAGATACTGGAGCTTAAAGGCTATGACTATATGCTACGCTTTGATAAGAACTTTCCTATTACAGATACCTTTGGATCTGCGTATGACCTTTTAAGTCTTTCATGTGAAAAATGTAAGGTTAAGTTAGGAATGAGTGAGGACGAGATAAAAGCCTTTGCTAATGGGCAGGAAGCCTTAGCAATTTATAAAGAAAATGATATAGAAACTTATAGAGACTTTATTCACTATATTGCATCAACACTGGGAGTTTTTGCTCAAATTAATAGAACAGGCGAGCTAGTTCTTATGAAGTATTCAGAAAAAGTTTCAACAAGCATTAATGCTAAGGAGAGGTTCTCATCTTCAATATCTGATTTTAAAACTAGGTACACAGCAATTAACTCAACGAATGCAAAGACTAAAATTGCAGAATACTACTCCTTGGATGAAGACAACGGCTTGACTATGAATCTAGGGATAAACCCACTTATGCAACTTGGACTTGAAGAGAAAAGACAAAGAATGTGTGAAGCTCTATTAAATGAAGTATGTAAAATACAGCACACACCTTTTGATATGGAAACAATAGGTGATCCTTCTCTTGATCTTGGAGATAGGATTGAAATAATATATTCCAATGAAACAATAGAAGGTCTGATTACAGATATTGAATATAAGATAAATGGAAAACACAGAATTATTGGTGTTGGAAAAAATCCATATCTTTCAAGAGCTAAAAGCAAAAATGATAAAAACATCACTGGTCTAATAAATCAGATTGAATCTGAGAAGCTAGTGGTGCATTCTTATTCTAACTATTCAGCTATCAATCTATCTACAACAGACACACCAATTATTAGAATTGAGTTTGCTTCAGATAAAGAAACAGAAGCATTATTTAATGCAACAATTTTATTAAATGTTATATGTGACACAGAAGAAAAACACAGGAAGGTAAAAAGAAAAGAAACTAAAAAAGTTGAGGTCCTTAATGACGAGAAAAAATCATTCAACCCACCAAAGTTTGAAAACAAAGAAGTTATTGAAGATCTTGAGCTTATAGAAACAGTTGAAGTTCCTACTCGTTTAATTGTCACTTACGTTTTTAATGATGCGAAAATTGAGCACCACATACCAAAGGAAACTTACATGAGTGGCGAGCATATATTAAACCTTTTTTATCCTTTGACTAAGATAAAAGAGAAAACAATGAATAACTTCTCAGTACTTATTAGGCTAGAATCTGGCAAGGCTATGATAAGCAAAGACAATGCCATAGCAGCAATATCTGGTCAATCATTAGACTCTAATGAAGAGTGGGATGGAAAGATTAAGGTTGATGAAACTTGGAATAGAATTACAATTGGAAATATGACTGTGCTAAAACGCATTAAGGAAAAATATAATCTTACAACACAAGAACCAGAAAAGTTTTCTGTTAATGAAAAGATTAATAGATTTCAGTATTTAGGCATAAAGCTAAGCAATTAATATTTAGGGAGGTAGATACATTGCTTAAAGGTAGAACAACAATAGAACTAACAGATGTAAAAACTAATAAAAAAGAAGTATATGAAAGCGAGAATATGGTAACAAATGCAGTTCCTGATATATTCAAATATAATCCGAGCTGCTTAATGTATCCTGTACAATATTCTTCAGATTCTAATTTTTATAAAAAGATGTTTCCTGTATCAACTAAATGCTATGGTGGATTATTGCTTTTTGAAGATTCATTAAAAGAAGACGTAGATAACTACTATGCTCCATCTAACAACAAAGTGATAGGATATGCATCACAAAGCGTGAACGACACAGAGAATCCATTAAGAGGTTCTATTAATTTGCAAGAAACAAAACAGTTAGATAATGGTTATAAATTTGTTTGGGACTTTGCAACGTCTCAAGCTAATGGAAAGATATCAGCACTATCATTAAGCCATGAAGAGTCAGGTTATGCTTACTATGGACATATGTATGGAAATTATAGAGATGTTACGTCTATTAATGAAACTGGGATTAATATGGATGATAATTTTATGAGAATATACCTAGGCATGGTCGAAGCCTTTCCTAAGGAAAACTATTTTATTTCTATATGGCCTGCTGAAAACAAAACATTAGAAATTATCAAATTTAAAGAACCTTTTACAAGTCTTGGGCTGAACGACACAATTAGGAGTTTTACAAATCAAAAAATAGAAAAAACAGTTTTAGACATGAAGGATTTTTACAAAAAAGCTAATAGTTGGAACGAGTGCTGTTTTTTTGATGGAGAAGATGGATTCTACTATGGACTTGTAAATGCATCTAATGATTACGATAAGAGTAGCAGAGTAAATAAGATAAAAATTAGCAAAAAAGACTATACATTCACTGTTAATACTTTTGTCTTAGAAAACATACAAATTAAGGCATGTGGAGATTATCCGTCCTTTGATAGTAATATGCCAAAGCGTAATGACAATATGGTCTATAGGGATGGCTATGTATATACAATTTGTAAAAGCGGTGATAAATTAGTTAAATTCAATTTAAATAACCCAGTAGATGTAAAATTAATAGATTTGGGTTTTAAGGAAGAATACAATTATAGAGGAAATTATAAATTATATAAATTAAACGATTTTATTATTGGAAATAGATTTAGCATTGACAGAAATGACGTAGTTAGAGTTAAAGAAAATAGGACGCTTTACTTGGTAAATACACCGTTTATTAAATTTGGTTCATTATTATTAGGATATGGATCATATTATGATAGTGGCAGATACCTATATAAAGTTTTATTTATAAATATTAAATATCTAGGAACTATTAATAATTTATCTACACCAATATTAAAAACTGCAGATAAAACTATGAAAATTACTTATACATTAACAGAGGAGGAAGGAAATGAATAAAATTTTAGAAAGTCTCAAATACGTCTTTATAGTCATTGGTGGCTATATAGGCTTTTACTTAGGAAGCATTGACGCTTTTATCTACACCCTACTTGCATTTATAATAGCAGATTATGTAACAGGCGTTTTAAGAGCAGGAGTAGAACGAAAGCTCTCATCAAGTGTAGGATTTAAAGGAATAGCAAAGAAGATTGTTATATTTATTGTTGTTGGTATAGCGAACTTATGCGATGTAAATTTAATTAAAGGTGATGGTACTATGATAAGAACAGCCATCATCTTTTTTTATATAGCTAACGAAGGTTTATCTATATTAGAAAACACAATGGCAATAGGTCTACCTGTTCCAGAAAAACTTAGAGAAATGCTTGAGCAGTTAAAGGAGGATAAGTAAATGTCAAACAGCTCATTAATTCAAGATAAGATATTATCTCCAAATCATAGTGGAAAAAGAAGTGAAAAAATATGCAAGATCGCAATACACCATGCTGCTGGAGTTATTAATGGAAGAAATCTAGCATCTCTCTTTGTTTCAAAAACAAGAAAAGCCTCAGCAAATTACTGCTTAGGATCAGATGGAGTTATAATTCTTGGAGTTGATGAGCGAAATAGAGCTTGGACCACATCTTCATCTTGGTGCGATAACAGGGCAGTAACAATTGAAGTAGGAAATTCTACATGTGCACCACAGTGGCTTGTATCCAATTATGTATTGAAAAGACTAATTGATTTGGTTACAGACATTTGCAGAAGAAATGAAATTTATCCATGCACATATACTGGAGGAAAAGATGGCGTTCTTCAAAAACACGAGTGGTATAAAAGCACTAATTGTCCTGGACCATATCTTGGCAGCAAGTTTCCATATATAGCAAGTGAAGTAAATAAAAGACTAAGAGGCGATAAAACTGTTAGCAAACCAACAAGTGGATTATATAGAGTTAGAAAATCTTGGTCTGATGTAAAAAGCCAGAAAGGTGCATTTAGAAATATAGAAAATGCCAAAAGATGTGCCGGGTTCAGATTAAAAGTATTCGATGCGAATGGCAATATTGTTTATCCAGTTGGAAAGACAATCGATGAGTTAGCAAGGGAAGTTATAAGTGGAAAATGGGGCAATGGAGACGAAAGAAAAAGAAGGTTAACTAATGCTGGATATGATTATTATGCAATTCAGAAAAGAGTGAATAAATTAATTTAA